CATCACCGATATTTACTTCGGTAGAATTAACAGAAGTAGTTGTACCCTCAACTGTCAAGTTTCCTGTTATTGTAGTGTTACCTCCAACATACAGATTTTTAGCAACCCCTACACCGCCGGAGACTTTCAACGCACCTGTTGAAGTACTTGTCGAATTAGTAGTGTTAGTAATAGAAATCGCAGTAGAAGTAGTAGATCCTCTGCCTGTTACTGTGCTGAGAGTATCGGACTCAGATTGGAGCGCAGAATTCAATGTGCCTTTGTCAGCAGCGGTCATCAAGCCAGCGAGGGAAGTCGTCGCTGCAGGAATAGTAGCGTTATTACCATCGGAACTTGTTACAGTACCTGAAGAGGCAGCAGTATTATAACCTAGATTGGTTGATACGTTAGATACTTTAGCTGTGTTAGCTGTTACAGAACTGTTATTCGATACTTCGGTATCAAAATCACTAACTTGAGAGGCAGTAATAGTTAGGTCGTCTTCATGCTGCGTTACACTGCTGGAAGAGATTCGCGCGTTAGCTAGAGTCCCGGAAGTGATATTTGAAGCACTGTGATTATGAGAAGCCGCGGCAATACCTGCTTCAGATAGAGTATTGTTTACGAAAGCAGACCCATTCCACTTGAGTACTTCCCCACTAGCAATGCTAGTAATCGTAACGTCTTCCAAGTCACTTAGGTTTTGATAACCTGCAGAAACGAAAGCAGATCCGTTATGCGCCTTAAGTAAATTGTTAGCGGTGTCATACCATAGGTCACCTTCCGCAGGATTGCCGGGCGCGACAGAGTCTACGTATGCGCCATCAATAGTAACGATAGCTCCGCTATTGTCTTTAGTATATAGTTTACGATCAACAAGGTTAACCGCGAGTTCCGCTGCGTCAAGGTCACTTGCTACGGGAGCTGCGCCTCCGGTAACGGATTTTTTAACGAGAATTTTAGTAGCCATTAGAATGAACCTCCAATCAGATAAGTATTTGCGTTATTAAGTTGTGTTGTTGCTTTATATTTATTACTCGTAGAGTCATATAAAAGAACAGCACCATCATTTTTATTAGTGTTATCGATGTCAGTAATACTTGAAGTAGTTAGTGTATGAGCTACGTAGCTACTAGTGTCTTCTTCATACTGTATTACTTGTCCATCGGTAATATTAGTGGTATTGATGTCCGCTAACTCATCAATAAATAGATTCTCTGGTAATGAGGCAGCTAAAGCTACTGCTGCAGAATTAGCAGCTGCAATTGCGCTGGCTGCTGCTTCGCTGGTAGATGAAATGGCGGTAGCGCCTGTGTCTGTACTAAAAACGTTACCATCGTCAATAGGTTCTGCTAGATTAAATACGTTGCCTTTATCGGCAAGTTCAATTATGTTATCCGAGTCTCTAAATCCCATTGTGTAACCCCCTTAAAGTAGCTTGTTGTGAGCAAATGACATTGCCACATTACCGCCTTTGGTTTTACGTTTTAACTCTTCTTTATTAAGCTCGTCTAGCTCTCTTTCAAATAGTTGCTGATACTTCTGTATCTCTTCATTATCGTTCAAATAAATGAATACTTCTAATAGAGCTCCGAATAAAATAATTCTTTCGTTTTCGTCTTTAAGCCAATTGGCAGCTTCTTTACCAACCCAGTAATCCGCATCTAATGCTAATCTTGCGTCAAAAGAAGCCTCGGTTTTATCTGATGCAGCAGAGTAAGTAGTGGCAGTACCTCCGATATCTAAGGTTCCCAATCCTGCCTTCCAGTTATTATAGGTCGCAGAGTATTTAGCGTTAAGAAGCGGTAGTCTCCTGTAGTAGTGAATTTCTAAAACATCACCGCGAGTAAACTTACCGTTAAGTTTTATTTCATTACCTATTCTAGTGTAGAAGTTAAAGTCTTTAGTTTGACTGTAACCGTCATTAAACGTTCTGTTATCTACTTTCTCGTTATATACGATACCGGAATTCTTAACGGTACTATCTGCGTTTCTTATATATACGATATCGATAAGATCACTGGGCACAGGCATAGTAAGAACACTGCTACCTTGATAAGCACTTGGTCCGATATCTGGTAAATCTCCTGCTGCCCCTGCCGCATCTATCTCTTCTTGTGTACCATTTACATCGTACAATCTCGTAATCTCTAGTGGAGGCACACGTAGTGTTCTGTAAGCTTTATCAGCTGCATAATCTAAACACCGGGTTACCACTGAGTTAGAAAGAACTGCAACATCTCTGTTAGCCCAGTCCCTAATCATTCCTGCGTTATCACCAGTGAAATCACCAGATCCTACAAATTCTACGTATGTAGCCATAATAAACCTCTATGTCATTACTAGTAAGTCTGGATATTCTGTTTTTAACAAATAAACCAACCTCTTTTTCTGTGCAGGATCGTGCATAAACTCTGGATCTAGTATATCCAGGTTATATTTAGTATTAAGTTCCAATACAATTACGTTAGGAATAGAACACATCTTCTGATAATGTGACTTCCTATTACGTCCTGCTTCTTTTTCTCTTTTAACATCTTCGATAGCGTCTGAAATATTGCCTTCAATCCTCCAGGCACTGCCTCCGTTAGTATCTGTAACCATTTGACCCGTAAGGTCTCCTGTTACTGAAGTATGTTTCCATGTGGACATGCTGTTCCTCTGTTCTAAATTATAGTGAGTCTAACACTGTATGGAACTTGCCATCATTAGTTAGATTACCCACTTGGATTCTACCTACTGTAGTAGCAGTAGTACCGATGGTAAGAATGTTGTGTGTAGATCCTGGACGAGACAAGTATACTTTAGTTGCCTTACCTGTGCTCGGATCAACCTCTACGTGGTTTTCTCCGCTCAATCCAAAGATTGCTTCTTGAGATGCTCCAATAAGAGTTTCGGAACTCAATACCAACGCGTTAGAATTTGCCGTGATTTTAATTAACATTTACTACTCCTATAGTAAGAAAGAGGACACCCGAAGGTGCCCCCTTATAGTAAGTTTAAGCGCCGATGTTAGCGATTACACCCCAAGCGTTAGGGTTAGAACATTCAAGAGTTGTTTCTTCAACGAACATGCCTACTGTGGAGTCACCGTTCTGACCTACGTCAACTTCCTGCATAGGACGAAGAGTAGCCATTTTGAACCACATTGGATCGTATACAAGTGCAAATGCATCTTGGATAGATACTGCGTCTGTGGCAGTGCCGCCTGTACCTGTTGCAGTAGCAGCAAGGCCCATGATGTAGTTAGGCTCAACCATAACGTCACCGAAGTCAGACATGTAGATGTCTACTGCTTGACGCAGCTTACCTGACTCATCAATGTTACGACGTACGTTGGAACCAGAAGCGTTTGCTTTGGAAGAGAATGTACGACGGTTTTTCGGGGAAAGCATTACCTTAGTAGCTTTACCGCCAGCTTCATAGATAGTTTGCATGATAGAGTCAATGTGTGACAATTCAAGCTCACCTACGTCTGCACCTGTAGACTCAGTTGAGAAGTTGTTAGCGCCGATACCTGCTTCTGCAGCTGTTACACCAGCGTTGGAAATACGTGCAGCTGTGTTTGTGCCGTCTGTTGAAGCAACGTTAACAACGTTTGATGCCCAAGCGAATACGCCCGCCATAGTACCTGCAGTTGATGCAGAACCTGGTGCGGATACGTTCAGTGAGTGAATCAAGTCAGCTTCTACGTCGCGACGCATTTCTGTACCGCGCTTTTTGAGCTGGTAAGCATACTCGTCTGCAACGCCTGCTTGGTCTACTGCACGCTTGGTGCCGGATACCGCTACAGTTTTCGCGTTGATTTGTGTGTAGTTACCCAGACGAGAGCGGTTACGATCTGCGTCTGTAAGAGCTACACCACCGCCTGTGCCGTGGTCACCACCAGTAGTCGTACGACCATCTGGAGTAACGGAGTCAAAGTCAGCACCTTGTGCAACACGAGAGTTGCCTGGAGCTTTTAGCTCGTCTGTTTGCCACTCGTGGTAGATACCGGTAGCTTTTGTTTTACCGATAGAAGACATGAATGGAGTCTCATCACGGGTGATCATGGAGATGAAGTTCGCGAGATCTTCTTTCTCGGATACTGCTGCGCTCGATGCGCCCGATGGGAAGCGGTTGCCTACTGCGTTTGCCGCTTGTGTTGATGCACCTGAAGTGCCGTAACGTCCTGTTGCCATTTTACTTTACCTATATAATTAGCCGAATACTGGCTTATCGTGTGGGAGCAAA